AGATAAGAAATACGATATTTTTACAGACATCAACAATCTTATGACTCCAGAAAATGTTGTAAAAAATCTGGGATTCTTCTGGAATGATATTGAAAAAGCAATTGAAATCAAACATGAAGTTGTAATCAGAGGTGATTATTATGCAATCAATGCCAAGTATGAATCAGAAGTTCGTGCATTTCTGAATGGGCATTATGAAGAAAGCGATGAAACCAAAGAGAAAAATAAAAATAAGTTCAGAGCTGGACAGGGCGTTGAATTTATTGATGGTGACAACGTTGGAAAAATAGGAGTGGTTTCTGAAGGTGGGACAGAAACAATAACTGTAAAAATTATAGATGAAACAAATGTTGATACACTGAGTGACGTATCAATAGATCAAGTTAAAAAGATTGAGTTGCCCACTGCTGAAACCACAGATCTTGCCAAAGGTGATAAAGTTGCTATATTGGATGCCAGTTCGCCATTTATGGGAATGGTGGGAGTTGTGGATTACGTCTGGAGCAGTTCCAAAACTGTTGATGTCGGACTTCCAAACCTGGGTGGTTTTGACTTTAAAAAATCTAATCTGACATTACTGAACAATGTTACAAAGAATGCTGATAATGGTAATAAAAAACTGGATGCTATCAAAGTCAAAGAACTAACAGCTCTTGGTAAAAAGCAAGGGTTTGTAACCTACGCTGATCTTAACGAAGTATTTCCGCCAGGCACTGAAGCAGAATATATTGAAGACTTTATTGAAATGCTATCCGAGCTGGGTGTTAGTGTAGTTGAAAAAGCTGAGGATGCTGATGAAGAAGCACCCTTTGTACATGTTGATGATGATATTATAGACGCTGACTTTGAAGATCTTGATGATTGGAAACCAGACGACGTTGCTACTCCAGCTAAGAAACCTGAGAAGACATATACTCCAAGTGCAAGCAAGGTTAATAAATTCCTTAAGGCAGCAAAAGCAACTGGCACCGTTACGCAAGCACAAATGGATGCACTTATGCCACCTGATGTGACCAGCGATCAAACAATTGCTGACATAACTGGTATGCTTGAAGATTTGGGCATCAGTATTGAAGGTGCTGATGAATATGATACTCCAACTCAGCAACAGGGATCCGTGTCAACGCCTAGTCCAGACTTCAAGCCTTACAAAGGCCAGCAAGTACTAACACCAAAAGAGAAAAATGCCTGGGAACAGATAATGATCAAGAGCACAAATGATGCCGTTGTAGAGCCATTATTAAACAAGGCATTTGCTGATAATTATATCAGTTCCAAGAGCTTTGGTATATTGGCCAAGGCTATTAACTTCCCATTCTGGGTTGCTGGAAAATACTTGGCCAATGCAGGTGTTAAAGTTGAAGAGCCAGAAGTCATAAAGAAAAAACAAAGCCAGCTTTACGACAAACCAGACTTTTAACTGTCACCACCCAAGTTATTCAGGAACTGTCTCAGCTTTGTTGATTCAGTTTCTGCACGAATCTTTGGTGCTGCACTGCCAGCGTCAGGTGTCTGCTGTGTTGTGTTTACCCCAGTGTTACGCTTGAGGGCATTAACAATGCTGCTACCGTTGCTGCTGGCTGTTGGTGCCTCGTCATCTTCTTGTTCACAATCACTGATGCGCAGTGTATCAATGTCAAACTCTAGATCAATTTTACTGTTGATACCACTACTGTTTCTGGTCTTCATCAACTGTATCTGATAGCGCCCACGCTCTCTCATTGCTCTGCTTGTAAAGATACCAAACAAGTTATCAGCAGTGTTGATCTTTGAGATACCACCACTGATGTGACTGTGGTCGTATTCAATTTCTTCAACAGCACCACGGTTGAGCTGGCTGGCTGTGACAAACACCGTATTCAATTCCATTGATAGGTTGCGTAGTTCTTCACTTACATATTTGTCTTTAACAAACAAATTCTCTGCACTAACTTTTACAGCCATGGGCATCATCAAATCCAGGTAATCCACCAGGATAACGTCCAACTTCTTGCCACTTTTAATTTCATATTCTTTGATGTAACTGCGCAGGTCATTTGCAGTTTTACCACTGGGCATGTATTTGACCTGGAAAGCACCGCTTTTCTTGCCAATCATTTTCACTTTCATTTCAACATCATCAATGTTCTTGAAAACATCCCTGGTGCCAATTCCAGTAACCATGCTGTCAATACGCATACTCACCAGGTTTTCACTAAGTTCGAATGTTAAGTATAAAACATTCATGCCCATTAGTGCCCAGTTTACACCCAGATTTGCCAAGAACAAACTTTTACCAGCACCTGAACCACCAGCAAAGATGTTAAGCTCGCCACGGTTGAATCCACCAAACAGTTTTTTATCAAGGCTGGCCCAACCAGTGCTGACCTGACCGTTTGTACTTTTGATTGCATCCAGGCGTTCTCTGGGGTTCTTAAAGTAATCTGTTCCCAGATCTTTTTGCAACCCAATCTGTACTGCCTTCTTGATCAGGTCTTCAACAGGACCATATTCACCCTTTTCAAGAAAGTCTGCACTTTTCAAAATAGCAGCTTCAAGTGCTTTGTGTCTGGCAAAGGTTTCAAACTCAGCCAACAACCAGTCATAATGCTGCTCTTGCAACGAACCCGGATCTTTTAAATCGCAATGGGTTGCAGCGTTTACCATTTCAAACAATGGCATGGCATTGTGATCAGCAACATAGTCGTTAATAAACTTTGCCGCTGGTTGCAGTCTGCGATCAAACGATTCAGGTTCAAAAACGCTCTGACATCTAACAAATGTCTCAGCGTCAGTTAGCATCATTTCAAGATATACCCTTTGTATATCAATACCATAATCTGTATTTTGTCTTGTACTCATAAATTAATTTAACACTTTCAATAGTTTTTATCAGCAATCAAGAATTGCTGACTACTTTGTAATTATACTTTAACCAAACCATTTTTTTGCTCTTAGTCTGATTTTAAGTGGACTGCTTTCAGCCGCACTCACCACACTATGCAATGTATATAGTTTTCCGTGTTTGTTAACACAATCATTAACGTCTTTGATACCAGGTTCCCATTCAGGCATACTAACGTGCCATCCTCTGTCAATAGCTTGTTCGACCAATTTGCTTCCAGCACGATCTCTATCTGGCAATACAATGATATCTCTATTTAATTTGTTTAAAAGGTATGCTTGCTGATCATTTATCTCACTTCGTAGTAATGCACAACCGTCAATATGAATTGCATCAATGGGTCCTTCGACAACGATTGCAAAAACTTTATTATGTCCTTGTTCATCCAGGCCATACACAAACCCTGGTTGTGATTCAGTTAGATACTTGGGATTTTTATCCTTGGCTATGGTCCTAGCAGTCCATCCTACTATTCTTTTTTGATAATAAAATGGTATAATAAGTCTGTCCCTGTACCCAAACTTGGGACTCCAAAAATATTTGTATCCGTCGTTTAACCACAATTTCCTACCAGCCATATAATCCTTTACAGCAAGTGAGTGTTGATCAGTGTCACACGGGTCGTCTAAAATTTCTATAGAATTTTCTGGTAGTTGGACTGAAGAGAATTCAGGTATATTTAGAATACGTTCAGTAACTTCAATACCTTCATTTATTTTTAATACTTCCAGTGCAACTTTATTGATAACATCGTCAGGAACATTAAACCATTCAAAGAGCTTGCGTAAGTTGTAGCTGATGTGTCTTCCAGGTTGCCAGCTTGCTTTGTATCCACAATTAAAGCAGTGATAGCTTATAACATCACCTTCTTGGATTATGCCTCCACGATTTCTTGTGTCAGCAGACTCACCATTGTGAATACAACATGGTGCATTGACTGCAAGCCACCCGCTTGGAGTTTGCTTTTGTTTTCCAGAAAGGTATGATAATAATACGTCACTAACAATGCTCATATACTATATTAGCATTTTGTTAATCGAAAGTCAATTAATTTCTAACTAGGATCTTTGTTAGTGTTGCTGGATTTGTGTTGGTCTTGAATCGAATATAAGTGAACATACCATTGAAGTTAACTGGTGTTGGGTCAGTTTCAGATCCATCAAGTGTTACAGTTATAACATCTGACCAATTGGTACTCTCAGTTACTTGATTGTCCAGCGTAGCCTGTACCACTACATCTCCAGTATATCCTTGAGTATATATTGCAGCAGTGTGTAAACCTTCGTTATTGTTGATTCCGTTTTCTGCATCAATCGCATCACTGATATATTCATCTGATCCAACACTGGTTTCCAAAAAGTTTGTAATCACAATTGATGCTTTGGCTCCGGGAAATGCTTCTGCACTGACTCTCATAATTCCATTAATACCAAAATGAGTATCAGTATATGTAATTATTCTATTTTGATCTACATCAACTAATGATATATTATATTTGATGTATTGTTGCTTTATATTCAATAAATCGTTTTCTAGAATTGTTATCGTAAACAGCCCTCTGGTTGCTGTGCTACCGTCGTCCAATATATTTCCGTCGTATTGTAATATCATAATATTATTTTCGTCAAAGGCCACAAACTTTGGGATATATAACTGTGTGTTAATTGGTTTTTGATCGGCGTTTAGAAGTCTAAATTCCAATATATTATCGATGCCTTTGTAGATTTGAATTTGTCGTTGATACACTGGTTTATACTCCGTAACGAAACCGGCCAGATTGGCCACAATATTGACTCGGTTATTAACTAAATATCTTGGTAATAATTGCATAGTAGAGTATTTATAAAAATAATGTTAACAAAAGAAATACAAAATAATTTTCCGTTTTTAAGCGTGGTTCAATACGGTGGAAACGAATTCATTGGGATTATCAGTAATCAGGACCAATGGGTTACATCCATGTATGTGTATACATCTATTAAATCTGAAGAAGAAAAGAAAGACTTTTTAAATCTTGGAGAAATATGGTGGTGGGAATCTAATAGATTGTTACCCATTAATATATTCTTAAAAAAAGAAATGGTGCCTTTCAAATATAGTATCATAACCATGAATTCCAAAGATGTCACGGTTGCAATTGGGCCAACTGTAAATTTGAACAATCTATCAGCAAAACGTGTTAAGAGACGGAATGTTCAATTGGTACGGCGTATCAAAGATTAGATTCTTGCATCAACTTTTCTACAGTTAAATTCATATGCACAATCACTGCCATTGCATATGAAAAGGCATGTGATTTTTTAAAGTAATATTCGTTATTATCTGGTTTTTTCCAAACTTCATTCTCAATGGTGCTCCAATCAGAATCAGATAGGTGCTTTTTAGCTGGTCTAATAATCGCCAAACAGGATGCAAGTTGTTCTAAATTTTTAGGTTTTAATTTCCTCAACAAGTACCCATGCCCGTTTATTTGAAATATTTGGTTTACAAAGTCATCAGACTCCAATAGATCCCACATTGGCTCAGTGTTGATTAAATCTGTCAAGTGGGCTTCATCACGTATGTCTTTGTAAATGCTAACATTCAAAAAATCTAATTTAAAATAACCACGATGTTCAGCATCTTTGTAATTAATTGTTGAAATATTATTCACCGGATTGTGTGGAATTTCAGTAACATAAATCCCAGTCTTATGTTTTGTACCAGGATCTATGCTCGCTGATCTGTGAACAATTTTACTCAGTATAATGTCTCTGTCTGAAAAATCAATGTCAATATCAGGCATTGTTTATTTTTTTCCAGTGTTTGCTGGAAGTCTCCGTCCAATTTCCTATATATTCTTCACCAGTTTCCATATCTACTAATTTGTATTTACCAGGGCAGCGTGTATAAACTTCCATGGTTATTGCATGGGAAAGTTCTGTTGCAGAGGTTCCATCTTTTAGAATACGTGTTTTCATTTAATTAACTTGGATGCTTTCTTATTTGCCATATTCCATTTGAGTTTTGATACCCGGTCTTTCATCGTAATGCCCAGCAAGTGATCAAGTTCATGAAGATAACACTTTGCACTGTAACCGGAAATTGTTGTTATTTGCTCTTCTAAGTTTTCATCATAGTATTTTACCAATATTTCGTTGGGACGTTTAATTTTTAAAAACATACCAGGAAAACTCAAACACCCTTCAGCATCAGTTTGAGAGGCCGTTGTGAATTGTAATACGGTTGGATTAATGCATATATTTGAATTTTTGATGCTGTCGCCCATAACAAAGAGCTTGGCGTCTAATTCAATTTGATTTGCTGCCAACCCAATTCCGTTATTACTTAACATAAAATCCACCATTTCAGATTTTAATTCTTTTGGTTCAAAACCAGGATTTTCAAGATCAACATCTTTAACTTCATTATCTAAAAATTTATTTGGATGGAATAATAGTTTCATAATTTACTTTCTTTTACTACTTGTTTTACTATTTCAAGATCCGCAACCGATCTCTTGAATCTTTTTGCCCAATGTTCTGGGTTCACAATATGATAAATCATACCCAATTGTTCGTCGTTAAACCTACTTAGCATATCTTTTCCTGACTTACAATTCAGTATCAACCAAGGAGATATTTTACCGTCTTTAATTTGCCAAACTGCTCTGTTTGTACTCACGTAATTAAAGTAATGGTTCCATACACTTTTGTTTTCTTCTGCCCATTCTATCATAGTTGTTACACTACGTTCTAATGCTGTTGTAACATCTTCACGCAATATTAATTCCACAGCATAGGCTTCATACATTTCATCCTTGCACCAATGATCTAATTTTACTCCACTTGTAACAACATGGTCTATGTATTTTTCAGGATATAACGGTTTAACATTACTCACAAAACTTCCAAATTTTACAAATGCGTTATAATAAGAACTTTTACAAAATTCATCATATGTTTTGTCTCGTTGTAACCCTGCACTTAGTTTGTAAAAACGGTTAAATGCCAAAAATCCATACCTTACACGCTTTTCATCTTTTTGTAAATGTCTGCGTTTTTGTTCACACATGTGAACCATCAGTGTCTTTTCTTTAGTATACCCAGTCTTACAATATTCACATACATAAGGCTTTTCAGAGTTTGAAGTTTTCAATACCATTTTCTTCAGCAAGTTCCTTTAATTCCTTTTTTGTACTGATGGCTGCAAGGACTTCCAACTCATCATATTTCATTTCTGGGTAAATAGATTCTAAAAATTTAATCACTTTGTTGTTTGACGACTTCCTCTGCTTGAGCGCTATCCAGGGATGAAACTCAGATTTACCAGTATTGCCAGAAACACAAAGTAGTTGCCATTGTAGTTTAGGATGCTTTGATCCCAATACTGCCCAGTTCTTATTGTAGTATTCATTTGTTTTGAATACTGCAAGTTCTTGTTTTTCTCTAGAACTTTTGATACTACTGATGTATCTGTTTAAATTCCATAGATCATTGGAAATATCTTTTTTACCATCTTCGCCAGCTGCATCATACAATTCTTTTATGTTATTGTCAATTGCTGGAATTAACACTTTAAAAAGATCAAGTTCTTTATTTGCCATTGTTATTTTCCTCTTTAATATATAATACAAATCAACAAGTTTGTCGATCTGTCTTTTCAATGCTGGATTAGATGATGCAATGAGATCTTTTGTATGTATTTAATCTCATTGCAGGGTCCACCGGCATGTCATTCAAGCGTGTTAATCCACTTAGCGTCGGGATAATCACATGTTGCCTCGATTAATCTTACATATTGTTCTTTAAAATAGGAACGCTGATATGGATCAGGGTGTTTATCTTTTTTAATCATCGAAACAAAAATTTCCCAACCAAGTTTACTGGCAATAGATTCCACTGGCACTCCGCCACTTAAAAACTTAGCTAGTGATATTGTACGCTTTTTCTTGTCTGATTCTGCTAGTGCTGCTAATGCCTTTTCTCCAGAAAGTTTGAAAAAGTCTATAAAATCATAACAATCACCGTCAACATCTGATATACAAAGATAAGTTTCTCTATTTTTTGTTTGTAGATTACTATCTGAATGTATAGAGTATGGCGCTGAGACGGCACTAGTTATACCTGTAGCCTTCGTTGTTTGACCAGGATATGAAATACTTAGCCCACCTTTGGTGCCTACACCAATTAATGAACTTCTAATAGTTGCAATCTTATATTCTGTTTCAATGTAGTTTTGATTTTTACTACACAAACGGTAACCATCTGCCCCGTTATTCTCACCACTAATAGCTAGATGTCCCATAAATGCTGCAGGTATAATATCTGCCCATTTGGGAAATAATAATGTGAAATGCAAATCACCTGGTTCATTATCAAATGTATATAACATTGATAATGTATCAGTGATATTACCTGAATCATCAATTACGTCCTGTAATACTTGTGTATTGTGATTTACTCTTCTAGTATACTCTGCTGCCTTAATCATTTTTGCCTTTGTCCTATAATAATTTGCTGTACTCAATAACTTCACATTGTCTGCTAATGTCTTTTACAAAAAAAGCACACATGGGGTCGTCGCCATCAGTCAATGGAACACTGAGTAATTGACCGTTTTTCATTTTTGGAAAGTACCATTTTACATCCGTGTAAAAGTTTACGATGTTAATGATACCAAACTCTGTTTTAAAACTTGATAAGGGATTAAATAAAAATGCTTCAAATCCTCTATCATTAATACTTGTTAATGGTAATACTTCTAAATCATTACCGCTTTCACTGCACCCAACTGCTATACTCCAATCAACTGGCATTGTTATTTGATGCCCGTTAATTTCGATAACCATTGCCGGTGCATTAAAACTTTCTAAAAATATCAGTGGTATAAAAAAGAAGTCGGGTTCTTCAGGATTGGAATTATCCAATACACTAAATCTAATATCGTCTATTTGTTCTGGTAAATTGTCTAATTCAAAACATTTGTTTTCTAATGTCAAGATTCGCATTGTTAATTCCAATCAATTTTTTCTATAGTAAAGGGATATTGTGCTTCTGCATAAAACTTCTTACGCTGTGTTAAGTGTCTCTTTGCATACTTGCAGCTACTAGTGATGTCCCATATTTGTACGAAGTCTTTGTCTTTTGCTTTTCTTACACCGCGGCCGATGCTTTGAATAACACGAACGAAAGACTTGCCAGGCTCAAGGAGAACAAGATTAAAGATACGAGGAATATTAAGGCCAACCGCTGCAACTCCGTATGTTGCAATAATGACTTCATTCGTCCCTTCACGGATTGTATCATAGGTTTTTTTCCTGTCTTTAACTTTGACTGCGCCATTGACAAATGTACTGCCTGGTATAAGTTTTTGTAATTCTTCGCCTGCACTAATCCTGTCAACCAGTATCAGAGTGTTTCCTGTTTGCTTGATGTTGTTCATCATCTTTGCAATATAAATTATTCTGTCTTTGTTAGTGACCAAATACTTTAGTTCTTCTTGATAGTTTCTATGTGCAACTGTATCAAGTAACTGGCATATATTAACATGACAGTTTGACAACACTCCCTTGTCTTGTAATTCTTTTGCACTTATCTGACCAATCACTGGGCCCAAACTTGCATGAATACTTTCAAATTCATATTTCTCTTTGGGAACCGTTCCAGTTAACCCCCAGCGAATCGGAGCGTTTTTTAAATTTCTAGTAAGTAAATTTTTGAGAACTTCCGCTTTGGCTTGATGTACTTCATCAACAATTACAGCACTTACCCCATCAAGAAATTCTGCAAGGCTCAAAACAGCAGATCCATCTTTGTGCTTTTTGTCTAATATGTTAAGACTTTGCCAAGTACAAATGGTGTGAGTTTTGCCCAGCATTTTCCTATCACCAAAATAAACCCCCACATCAAGTCCACAGTTGATGTAATCTTCTTCAGTTTGTTCCACCAAGCTCTTGTTTGGTACAATCACAATACTCCTGCCGTAGGGCTCGATGCATTTACTCAATGTTGCTGTTGTAATTGTTTTACCTGCACCAGTGGCAATTTGTTGCAGGCTCTGGGGGTTAGCCAAGAAGTTGTTGATAGCGGTAACCTGATAATCACGTAGTATTATCAGTTCACCTTCTGCAGGATGACCTTTGGGCCATCTAACATCTTGATCAGCCCAATAATTTTCAGTAACAGGATCAAAGCTAAGTTGGACAGGAATTCTCCTGTCCACTATTTCTGATATATTGATTTTGTTTTTGTCCAATATATCTGTTATAATATCCAAGTGATTGATATACCCAGTGCCACCAATACCAAAAAATGCAACTTTACCATCCCATCTACCAAGCTTGTACTGTGGCATATGTTTTGCATAAGGTATTTCATATTTTAATGCATTTGATATCTTACGGCGAACATCTACATCTAATCCTTCAAACTTGATGTTTACTTCATCTTCAATAATTAATTTACATGTTCCCATAGTAATTTGAGTGCTTTCTAAATAGGCTTAATTCCTCATCATTGTATATAATAAGGTCGCAGTAATTTTGCACATAGGTATCAACAACTTTGTTTACTTTGCTACCAAATGCTAATGCTGCAATTGGCTTCCAATCAGCACTAATTGCTAATTTAGGAAGCTTTGTACTATTAATATACACTATTTTAGTATTTTCGTCAACCCAATTATTTAAGGATTTTAATTTAACGAAATTATTGAACTCATTTTCTCCGTCCAATCTAAACAGAACACTTTGTTCACTTGCACTGACAAAATTGCTAACTTCATTGTAAACATCGTAAATTTGCTTTTCAGCATGAGTTTCATCCAATAACACAATCAAAGGAAATCTGTCCAATTCATGCAAACTGTGAAAGATTGTTTGTAGAGTGTACTCACTTGGCTTAATAAGCATGTCAGGAGTTTCTCTGGTTGCAATTTTTTCAGTTAACGACACTGGAGAGATTGCAACATCAATATGTGAAATTCCATACCGACGTTTGCGGTCAATGTATGCTAGCAGGTTGGTGGTGTTTAACTCGCCCAACTCCTCAGTCATATCAAGTTTGGCAGACGGATGGATATTCTTTAGTTCACCGTTGTAGATGCCAGGAATATACTTTTCAGGTGAAGACTTTATTTCTAAAATTTGCTTGTAAGCATCCATCAGATCGTCATCAATTTTAAAGTTTCTATCTTTGAATGCACTGATCAAATCATATACAATTTGTTCACTAATTTCAAACCTATGAACAGGTGTTCCCTTTTCATGCCAGTATTTCTTCTTGTGCAATGCTGCAACTGATTCAATAGCAATGATATTTTTCTTGCTAAACGGAAACCTTATCTGAATGTGTGGTGTATCAACTGTAATAGTCCTAAAACCAGTTTTTGTTTCGAATGGCACAGTGTTAATTGAGATTGTTTTGGAACGGTCAATACTGCGTAAAGGCATCCGAAGATTGTCCAAAGCCTCATAAAAATTTATCCAGTTGTTTTTTTCAAACTGCTGCTGATAGGGCAATAACTTTTGCTTTGCAAGAGCATGTTGCCTGTCTGTCAGAGCAATTTTCCTGGCAGTTTGCCTTGCCATACTAACTAATACAATAGCATCAGCTGGGTCCAAGTTAAAGGTTGCGGTTGAGGAATAAACTCCAGTCAGAGCTTCCAACATATCTTCCAAGGTGTGACTATTCTGTTTCATAGATCAACTATAGCAAACTATAAGTTTGTTGTCAAGTTATTCAGTGGTAGGCCATTGGATATTTCATCTACAGTGTATTCAGTCCATGCATAATCGTTGATCCATTGCGTCCTGTCAGGCAGTAATGGAGAGTCAATATCATGCACAAAATCAATGTCATTTCCCACTTCATATGCAATTGATGAAGTGCTCACAAATGCAGGCACTCCTGCCATCACTGCTTGTGGTCCTGGGTTACTGCTCCAATTTATTATAGCATGTATATTATCAAAATTAATATCATAATCGTCATAACTATTTTTAATTAAAACTGGATTTTGATGATACACATGTTTGTACATTCCGTTGATGTCCTTTATTGGACACCTAGGATGAGGACGCACAAGGATAGGTCTTTTTGAATATTTTCTTATGTCAGTAATAATGGTATTCAACCATTTATTAATATCTGGTTGACGTGCCCACTGTAGACTCTTGGTGTGCTGTGTACAAATTAAAATAAATTCGCCATTCGACTTCCATGGAAGCGGATTTAAACCCATTGCTGTTGCCCTGTCAGAAGTGTTGCCGGGTTCAGTAAAAAATGCATCTCGATTTATGCCATTAAGAGCCACCTTCCAAGTAATTCCTCGCTTGATACCACCAACTTCCAAAACAATTACTGGTTTGTTTTTACTTCTAAAATGGTCCCATACTTTTTTATTACCGGCCATTCTACCATGCCATAACACACTCCATATAACTGCAACGTCTGAATCCATGTCATTAAAACTGACTTCATGCCCAGCATCACGCAAACTACCAGCAAATGCATCAAATACTGATTTGGAATTGTTTGCGCCATATTGTGTCCATAGACTAAATTTCATCTGTTAAATACCTCTATAATTACTATTTACAAAGGACAAACTATGCCAGCAATAACTGTGGTTACAACATTTCATCCAAGTGGTTTAACTTTATATGGCCAACGATTTTTAGACAGCTTTGCTAGACGAGTAGACAAACGTATTAAATTAATAGTGTATGCTGAAGATTGTAAACCAACTAATCCTGACCCCAGTCGTATTAAAATTTTAGATGCAAGAACAGCGTTGCCAAAATTAAATGAATTCAAGGATAAGTGGAAAGATGTACCAAAGGCCAATGGTGACATCAGCAAAGATCCAGCGTTGAGCAAGCGCAAAGACAGCAACAAGACTTTTAAATGGGATGCTGTTAGATTTGCCAACAAAGTTTATGCAGTATTTGATGCTTGTGAAAGATCCAAAGATTGGTGTGTTTGGATGGATGCTGACACGTATGTACACAATGCATGGAGTTATGAAGAGTTCTTGGACCTATTGCCAAAAACTAGTTGGATTACGTATGTTGGTCGCGGCAAAGGATCACAGACCTGGCCCGAGTGTGGCTTTTATGGATTAAATTTGAATAATATAGTTTGTCAGGAATTCTTGCAAGAGTTTGAACGCATGTACACTGATGCCGAAAATGGAATATTTTTATTAGATGAATGGCATGATAGTTATGTATTTGGACACATAGTAAACAACATGAAAAGAACTGCACCAAATGTACTGGATTACAGTGCTGAAATGTATCTACGTGAAGCCAAATCTGGTGGAGGTGGGCATCCATTGATCAACGGAGTATTGGGCAAATGGATTGACCACATGAAGGGCGATAGGAAAAACACTGGAAAATCTAACCCCAGTGACATAATAGTGAATAGGTCAGAAAGCTATTGGAGTCATGGATAGAAGACATATTATAACGTCATATAATAATTATAAGCTAAATTATTGGGCTATTCCCAAATGTGCAAACACAACAATCAAAGCGTCATTAATTGGAAAAAAGAATAGCAATCCTTACAAACAAGTAAAATGGGTTCACAAAGAATGGAATAATCCTGAAATATCATTTGATACAGCACTGCAAAATGGATATCAAAATTTTACATGTATTAGGCATCCGTATGAACGTTTTTTAAGCTTATACAAGCATTTTGGATTATTGGAACCGTTTCCTGAGTTAAATGTAAAATCCAATAGTATTAGCATTGACGCTTTTTTAGAGTTTATTTGCAAAGATTTTAATGACGATAATACGTGTAACTACCATGCCAGGCAACAAATTTATTTTATTTCCGATATGAATAAAAACATTATGGTACATAACCTCTTAAATTTGTCTGATATTGATTTATTTTTTGGTCAATTAGGGGTAAAGACTATAACGGCAAACAAAAGTAAAAAGAAAAATCTTGTGCTTACTGATCAACAAAAGGATATAATACATGCACGATACGCTGATGATTTTAATATTTTAAAATTTGAACAATACTAATTTTTAATCACCAGCCAACATCTTCCAATCCGTTTTACTTTTATTTTTTTATTACTAAAAAAATCATTCACAGCCTGCTGCACTCCGGGCCAGCCTTTTGTGTAATCATCTCCACCAAAGTAACATCCTGGCTTAATTTTTGGCCACCAGGCTTCCAAGTCCTTGGTTACGCCCGCATAACTGTGATCCGCATCTACATAACAAAAATCAACACTGTTATCGTCAAAATTATTTGCAGCTTCATGGGAAAATTCTCTCAACGGAGTTATGTATTGTTTAACAGGTTTTGTATTTTCTAAAAAAACGTCATATAGTGTGTCCTGCTTTACCATGTCGTATTCTTGATGTTCAGCAGCACCTTTCCAGGTATCAACTGAATAGAATTTAAAGTTTTCCAACGGTTTATTGAGTAATTCTACGACACAATATGCAACACTTTTTCCAGTCCATGATCCTAATTCTACCCAGGTAAAGTTTTCATAAGCTGAGTCAATAACCATATTAAATAAATTTAAATTTCGTTCGGTCATAAACCCTTCAATTTCTTCGTAAAAATGTTTCATAATTTGTTCCAGTATTGTGTTCTAATCAAAGAGGACTTGTTATCCGTTTTATCACGGTCTATTGCTTTTCCCATCATATAACTATGTATTTGAATTTTAATTAAATGTTGATTTATGGCATTATCTGCTGGTAAGAACGAATTATAGAACTCATCAACAATAATTTTTGCAGCATGGGGTTTAATAATATATCCAGCAGCACCTGGCATACTTGCTGGCTTATATGGCAATGCTTCTGGTACACCTGATGGGCTGTCCAACAAATGTATATATTGACGCATTTTCTTTTCATGGCTAAAAACAAGAGAAAGAACATCATCAAATTCAACCGGCATATATTCTCTGATAACCCGTGCATCATCTTCAAAAATCATTATGGGCTCGTCTAATTCCACACACTTTTCCCACAGTCTATAATGGCTATCAAAACATCCAATTACACCTGGTGTACTTTGTTCCAATTTCCATTCTTCACTTACTGGCTTTTCTGGACCCTTGAATGTCCAAGGATGATGCATTCTTTTATTTTTTATGTAAACGTCTTTGATTACGTTTCCATATGAACCTTCGAACAGTTGTGCATTTATACCAAAACTGGTTAACTCTTTCTGTAATCTTATTCCAGATTTATAACTTGGTTCTATTTTGCTCAAGCAGATTATAAATGCTTTCATATATATTTCCTCATGTGTTTCCAGCAATCTCCATTTTCTAATTCTTTAAAATTCCAATGGAACATACTTATTCGTTCTAACCATGATTGCCTATCAAACTCTTTGGGAGTTTCAATGTCGCAAAAATTAGTATGAGTTACTTCACTGCACTGGCTTTTTAATGGTTCAGTTACAAATCCATGATACCCTTGTATCAGCGGTCCAACGATACTACTGCTGTTATGATTGACAACTGCCCATGCATCCATTAGATCTTCATTTAAAGCTCTACCAAAGGGCGATATGTATAGATTGCGCAAGTGACTTATTCTATTATTCTTTTCATTTAAATACTGCAATGCATTTTTGTCTCCAGGGTGTGCTCTGATTATTATTGGCCTGTCACTGTGTTTTCTAATTTTAGTCACAGTATTAATAATCCAATCTTGAACATCGTATTTTCCCATACTCCATCCACCATTTCTCTGCAAACACAATACAATATTTTTTCCAGTATAATTGGTAGCACCCAACTTGATGTTTAAATCTTTACTGATTTGTTGCCAGCGACTGGTGTCTACTTCTGTATCACAATAATTTCCAGTATCTGGAAATACACCATTAATACTATATCGCAAATAATGATGTGGAGTGTTTTTTGGTGATGCATATAAAAATAAATTGCTATCAGCAGTTATCACATATTTGTTATTTTTTAACTGAGAATCTATTATAGCTTTTCTTAATAATAGATGCTCGCTACTTTTTCCAAATTCATGTTGCCAGCCTTGAATGATTGCAACATCATTGTCAATAATTTCTGATCCATAATAAACACGACCATTGTCACCAACAGCATTAACTCCTTGAATAAAATTCAGAAGCATATCTGTTTTTTCACTCTTTGTATTATTTTTTGGAACAGCCTTAAAGTAACTAACAACGTTCATTTAATATTCTCCATGCTGATCCGTCCTTGAATTCATCTATATGAAATTGTCCATAAGCAATATGATTTGCCCAACTATTTAAATAATCCATATCGTATATAGTTGGATTTTCTATATTACTAAGATTTTTATCACACACAGGATCTGCAGCCGTGGGTGCAAGTGTAAATGCTGGAACACCATATACTACACTTTCAACGGCTGCAATACTATTAAATGTAACCAGTGCATGGGCATTGTTTAAATCATGAAAAATTGTATTGGATAATCTAGTTTGCCTAGCAGCCTTATCTCTTATAATAATTGGGCGGCCAGTATATTGTTTAATCACATTTATAGTTTCAGTTTTCCAGGCATTTAACTCAATGTTATAAAACTTGCAAGGCTTTTCTGATGGTATTACTAATAGTATATGTGATCCAGTCTTGCGAGGTTGTATTGGAAACTCTAATTGTTTCCATCTGTCGTCAGGACGTTCAATAATAATACTGTGTTGCACATCGTTTTTAACTATTCTGTGAAATGATTTCCACCCGTTTGGGTTGATATTACTTTTATAGTTTCCTATATAGCCACTGTCCATGTAGTAAAAATCATGGCTGTTTTCCCAACACCACTGTATGAGTTTTCTTTTCCCCATACTGCGTATTAAAATTGGGTTATCACGAAAATCAGTATTATAGTCCTGCACAGGAAGGTTGGCTCCCTGTGCAAACATATTAACATATTCGTCGGTTAAATTTTTACTTAGACAAATCATTTATCATTTGCTGGTGTTCAGTATTCCAAAGATCAGCATATCCACAGTCGGCATAATTTTCAAACCAAGGGCCGCCTTCAGTATAGTGTATAAGCTTGGGTGACCCATCTTCAGGTTCTGAATAAACGCCAACCAGCCAATTCCATTCATGACTGATTCCTCCAATTTTGTCGTCTTCAAGCCAACTAAATCTATGAAAGTGTGCTCCAGTTAATTCTGGATTATTAACTGCATCAGCTGTAAGTGCCTGGTTATCAGGATGCCCACAGTTGATTAACATCACACTGCTCCAGTTTTTTCTGGGATAAACTGTCTGTTTTTGTCCGTCCATCTTAACTCCTTCTTTGGGAGTATAATCATGATGGACACACATCACAGCATACCTGTCATCAGCCTGCGCAAATAATTCTGCAATATCCGTTGTTAGTATTATATCACAATCAATAAACAACGCCCATCCAGTATAATTACATAATTCAGGAATTAAAAATCTAGTAAACGTAAACTCAGTTGATGCTAGTTTGTCCACTGGACGAGTATATAACCCACGCTTTCTCATTTCATCCTGTTTTATTGGAATTACTTCTGCATCTGGAGTTCTAGTAAGTATACTGTGTTTACACACTTGGTAGGCTATATCTTCTCGGCTGTCCCATCCTACAAATACTTTCATACTTCTCGTCTTTCAATATCTGTTTCTGCCAAAATATCACCAAACCATGTTTCAATAATTTTAGCAGGTTCAGTTCCAGCGTTGTATGGACGGTGCCACATTAGTTTTTCGATATCCATACTTTGCTTAGGGCCAACGACTTTTGTATGCGGTGCCCAGCCATCCATTTCTAAATCACAAGTAACTTCTCCAGATACCACATGCCAATGCTCTGAACGGTGCATGTGGCGTTGATCAGATAGAGACTTACCAGGCATAATAGTGAGCTCTTTCACTGCCCAATTTTCACCTTTATCAAGTACTCTGTACCAGCCCCAAGGACGTACTGTTTTTTGAGTCTTCCATTCTTCTAGAATCCAACTACTCGAATTCTTTTTGTCCTCGCCACCAACCCCCCAGGCAAATTCTACATCAGTGGATTTGCCATATGTAATGAGTTCTGGAGTTGTTGTATTGGTTCTGTCTCCACCATTTGCAAAAACCACAGTGCCAGTGCTAGTGGCAAGGACAGCCCCAATTGCTTGGCATGCACTATTGTCACCATCATTAAATCCAATTACCTGATCAACACATGCAAGTTCTTGAATAATTGATGCTCTTTCTACAAAAGGCATGAATGGCTTGCCTTTTTTTCTAGTTAACCATTCATCACTGTTAAGACCCACTACTAGCTTGTTGCCTAGTTTTTTTGCTTCTTTAAAGTATGCAATATGTCCACTATGGAGAGGATCAAATCCACCAGTTACTAATACTATTTTATTTTCCATATGATTCTCCTATAGTTTTTATTATAATTTACTTTTTATATTTTGTCTATAAAAATATTAAAGACTTGCGTCTTCCATACCTGCAACTCTAAGTTTAACAATATTTGTAATCTGCCATTGCTTTTGGTCTAATGCTTTTAACACTCCCAACCACTTGTTTCTCATAAGTGCAAACTCGTTGATTACTTTTTCATAATCAACGACATCTGCTTCACCATCAACATACTTTTCAACATCTCTGCTGCTAAGAGCTCGTTGATAATTTTCAAGATATTTTTTAAAAAAAGAACTGCGTAACCTACGCAGTTCAATGTTTAAGTATTCAAGTATTGCTTCAATTTCTTGAAGTTGGTTAAATCTATGTTCAACTAACCCTGGCATTTCTGCTGCGGCACGTTCAACATTTCCTTTGAGTTTTACTTCTGTTCGAGCATCAATAAGTTCTCGTTCAAAAAAAGTTATAGCATCAGGTATACGTGATATATCACGTGATATTTCTGAATACCAACCCATTAATCGTCCCAATCCTCGTCATCATAGTTTATGTCAGTATCAAGTTCTAGATAATATTGAATTGCATTATCCAGTTGAACATCAGATCCCAGTGATTCTTTGAATACCTGGTCTGACACTCCGTAGTCAGCTAGTATGTCTACATACTTTTCTGCAATAACTTCAATTTGCTTCTTGTCTAAATATTCCCTAAAAAGAGTCCAAATTTCAACAATATTTTCTTCATTCATCTGTGTAGGTTTCCTCAGTATAATCATCTACATCTGCAACATCAGCATCCGCAGTATCTGTGTTATTTACTACTTTGGCTGTTCTTTCTGCAAATTCATTCATAATTATATCAAGTTTTGGACCGTCCCATTGCTTGCGATAGTCCAGGTGTTCTGTACCTGCTAAATCGATATACTTGAGTCGATTTCCTTGTTTGACCAACAAGCCTTTCTTTTCAAATAATTCAACCAGTCCACTGTATGGGTTCATACCAGTTTCGTAAGGAATTTTAACTTGCACGCCTTCAAATGGTTTTGCATAGCGAGTCTTCATTACTTTACAACCAGCACGGATGCCCATAACGTCTGATATTTTGTTTCCGTTTTCATCTTCTTTGAGCTTCATTTTCTTCATTGCAACCACAATTGAACTAGCATATATGAAGCCTGAACCACCTGAAATTTTATCATCTGGGTCAAACATATCCTGTGAAGCATATGTGTGGTTGGTACAAATTAGTCCAACGTTCAACGATCCAATCATGTTAACCGTGTTGCGAACAAGCGAAGTTAATGCTTTGGGTTTGCGACCCATATCACCCTTCATGTCGCCTTTATTAAACTGGTCAACATCAGTTGGTGTAAGCAACATGCCCAAGCTGTCAATTACGAATAATACTTTGGGACGATCTTCTGCATCCATTGCCTTGTAATCGTTAATAAATGTTGAAATAGTTTTTGCTACATCATCAATCATTGACATATTAAGTTTAAGCAGTTTGTCCTCGCCAGTTTCCACACCCAATGCATGTAACCAGCTTTCATCAAGTGCGTTCTCTGAGTCAATTAATACTACAAAGATGCCTTGATCCTGTGCGTGTTTTACAATGTTTCCAGAACAGAAGTATGATTTGCCTGCTCCTGATTCACCTGCAAATACTGTAACTTTTCCAAGTGGAACACCTTTGTGGAAATCTCCACTAATTAAGTAGTTTAGTGCAAAACTGCCAGTACTGACCCAGTCAGTTGGATCGTTAAATCCAGCACTCATTCCTGAGATACTTTTAGTCAGATCCTTGCGGAACTTGCTAACATCAAATGACTTAGCCATCAAATTCTCCTATTAAATTTTAATAAAGTTGTAGGGGTATAAACCACTTATACCCCTACATTTAAGTCATTATGTATTCTGACGTGCGCGGATCATTGCAAGAATGTCTTGCGCTCCGCCTGAAGTAGTAGCAGGTGCTGCTTCTGCTTCTGCTTCTTGTTGTACTGGTGCTTGTACCACTGGCGCTTGTACCACTGGTGATGATGTTTCACGTGTATCAGCAGGAGCGCTTTGGCTGGTTGCCGTTGCATTTGGGCTAGATGCCTTAGTGGGATCGCCAGTGCGAGCAGCCATTCCAGCTGGACGGAAGTATTGTCCCCAACGATCTGCGTCGTATGCTTCACCATCTACACTTGCCTCAAACATCTCTTTGAGAACCCGTACCTCAACTTCAGTAGGCTTCTTTGGAAGGAAGTCACCCAAGTTGAATAGTCCATGTGTATTAATTGCACTCATTTCACTATCAGTAAGAGGGCGTTCACGACGTGCCCAGTTGCTGGTACCATAATCAGCATAACCACCTTTTGAACCTTTGTTAAGACGGAAGTCAATACCTGCTGTGTAATCAGTAGGCAAATCATCCATGTCAGGATCAAGCAAGCTTGCTTTAATGATTTGGAAAATCTGTGGCCCAATAATGAATCTACGAATTGGATTTTCTGGAGAAGAATCTTCTTTCAAAGGATTATCTGTAACAAACCCTTGCATAATGTAGCTACGCTTTTTCCAATACTTGCGGCCCATATCTTCAAGGCTTGGATCCTTGAACCATGCACGTACTTCTCCAAGAATTGGACATGCCTCGCCGTACATTTCCATACATGGAACTTGTACTTGCACAGGACGTGAATCAGTTTCACCTTTTATGCCTGCAAATGGTAGTTTGATCATCAAACGTTCTGCCCAGAAGAAGTCGTTTGCTGTGTTCCCATCAGGAAGGAAACGGATAGTTGCTACCTGTCCTTCTTGTATATTCCAAAATGGGTAAATTGCGTTATCGCCGCCGCCGGTGTTGCCACCTGTAGAACGTGTTTCTTGTTCTTTGAGTTTTGCTCTAATTTCTGCTAATGATGCCATAGTTGATGCCTCCTATAAAATTGCCTATGTGCTGTAAAATTTGTGCCTTAATATTGTGTAGCACTATTACATACTACACAATATTATTTATCTTGTCAATGGTTTTTTTGTAAAAATGTGATTTGCTGGTATTATCTCAGTCCAGCAAGCTCACGCATTCTTTGGTATTCAGTTTCATCTGCTATTGGTTGTTGATTCATTTGATGTTGTTCAAATGTTTGATTTACACGTTCGATGAAGTGCTTTGCTGGATCAATATATTCATCACCATATTCTTTTTCTACCATAGTGAGTATTGCAGTTTCACCTTTGGGAAATTGTCCATTTTCTCTGTCGAAATAACTTAAAATAAATTCACTCAGTGGTGTATTATTAGTTGATGTTTGCTCATCTTCACTAAAACTCTTTTCATGGTCAATATTAATATTTGTTGGTCCATAGTTGTCTACAACTTTTTCTGATTTCAAGAATTTAGCAAATTGTTGGAAATCTTTATCTTTCATCAAGAATCCTTTGAACGCTGGACGGAAGAATCGTTGCATAAAATCTGGCTGTTGCTGTCTCAAAAATTGCATGACCCTAGCATTATCAATGGTAAAGTATCTTGTCATTTTCTTTTCAGGAACTTCATAGTCCTTGGGGTTGGCTGCAAAATGTCCTTTTGGAAGTCTTTTCTTTCCAGAACCTTTGCTGTCTGGGTCTACCTCTCTTTCAGGTGCATTTTCAATTCCAAGTTTATTACCCTTGTAGGAACTCATCCAATCAAAGAATTCAGACAATTGTGGGAACTTGTTAACCACTCCTGGTTCTTTGTACAAAATGATTTTATCTGCATTAACAAATACTTTTTCTGTCATTAACTTTTTAATTGTTTTTGCGATAATATCCTTGGATGTTAGTGCAGTGTATGTACGCAATGCATCTGCAAACTTTAAGTCAGTGGGGTCTTGAACAAATCCAGCATAAGCCACCAAGTATGGCTTGGCGCCGCCAGTGCTTGTGCCAGCTGTGGTTTTTGCTGCAAATTTTACATACAAGTTACCATAACTAGTTTTAGATTTTGGCTCTGCTTCATTAGTACTGCATTCACATGGTATGGAACCGCAATCACTACACTCTTTTTCTTCTGCAAATTGGCCCATCATCTCTTCAAAGCCTTGTTCCAATTGTTCTTCTTCTGGCACACAATTGGGAACTTGCTTGCCGTTTTTTTCCTTCATACCAACTTGCTTGTAATCTTTCCAACAAGGATCGTCGGCTTCAGCAACAATGTCTACTGGACCCAGTGTTTTGGCTTTTTTGTGCTCACTTACCAGTCGATAAATGTATGGAAACACATCCTGAAGTTCTTCATTAAACTGGCGGATTGTAAGCTGATCTACCCAATTGTCTTTTACATCATCTGGAACATCTTCAAACACTGGCTTTACAAAACTAGAGATGGCTTCAGCATAATAATTAGGCTTTTGTAAACTCTCAATGGTCTTTTTTACAGTGGATATTCTTTCTCTTACAACATCCATGTATTCACTTAGACTTTCAGCCATTACACTGCTGCGACCCATGTAGTTTCTAAACTTGCGAAGATTGGACATTTCTTCACTTAGTCCAGTAATATGACCGCCGAAATCGTCGTATGGCTTGCCACCTTCGCTAACATGTCTGGCCATTGCCCTAGCGCCTGTTAGGTGGCGATATGGATATTTAAATCTTTCACCGTCTGCACTTTCAACATATATGATACCAATGCTACGAGTTCGGCCACCTGCCAACTCTTGATTTACACTTTCAGTGTGTTTGATAACCAGTCTTGCGTTATCAATGTTTTGGTAACTTATTCGTGAAGTCCCATAAAGTTTCGATTCTGTCATCGTATTGTCTCCAAGATTGGTAGCTAAAAATTTGTAATCTCGTTTGTTGAGATTTGATTTGTTTATATCTCTTACATCAAAATTTAATAGGCGTTTTTTTGAAAATACTCTTAATTCTTTTAAAAAATTATACCAATTAGATTGTGTGGTTTCATCTTCGTTTTGTATAAAGTCTTTTGAGTATATTATAGTAAGTCCATCTTTTTCAGATATAGACACACTTACTTTTCCCAAATCACGTCCAGATTCATTATAATCAAAATCAAAAAATCGTGCATCAGATGGAGTATTGGTTACATTTCCTTCTTCATCACCAATTGTGACTTCTGGAAAACGACCTCTTATTTTGTTAAACAGCTCTTCGCCTATTTTGTTTAAGTTTTTCATATTGTTATTTATTTAAAAATTGTTACTAATAAAGATTGGCATGGGTGGTTCATAGTCTACATCAGCTTCTACTTGAGTAAATGTATTGTATATCCTAGGATCCCAATCTTTTAATATTGCCATCATTCTTAATGATAGCAGCATTGCACTTACCAAATCATCAGTTGTTCCTGATTTTGCTTGAAAACTACTACCAGTTGCAACAAAATTTTTAAGTTCTGACAGCAATGGCCTTGACTTAATTGTTAATTTTCCAGTTTCAACCATTGTTTTTAATCTACTACATGCTGTAATTTTGCTGCCATGAGTTGTGTTGAATCCTTTACGAAACTTCCTAACATGACCTTTTCTTATTGGTTCACTTATAAACAATCCTGGAATGTTTTCTTCTCCAAAATCGTTAATAACTAACAAACATGCTTCTCCGATTCCATTGTTTTCCACACTCCAATATATGCTTGCTGCTGAACCAACGGTTTCAGAAATATAAGAACATATGTCCCTAAGAACTCGAACCTGTCCTGGAATTGCTGTTGTATTATGTTGCCACTCTGCAACTTGTTCATATGAAGGGAGTTCTATAACCTGTATAGCTGAATAATCCCCTCCTGTACCCATGCTGGGATCAAGTGCAACAACATATGTATATTCTGGAGAAGGCTGCTTGTACCACCTGGTTTGGCCCATATTAAGCAATGGCAGACTGCCTTCCATCTCAGCAAGTTTGATGCTGTTTATAAGTGTTTCATCGAATACTAGGAATTCACATCCATATTCACGACGGAATTTCTCTTCACCAATTCTGCCAATTTCAACAGATTTCCATTCTTCATCACGATCAGGGTGTTCACTCCAGTGTGCAGTAAAGTTATGAAAACCATTTACACCCAGTTCACTCTCATTGCCATGATCATCAAACTTCTTGTCTGCATCTTTCCAAATAGAAGCAAAAGTATCTTCATCACTGTTGGGCGTGCTTGTAATAATTGCACGTCCACCTGTTGCCAGTGTAGGTGATATTGAAGTCCAAAACTCCTCTGCAATGTTTGGTGGCACAAATGCAAATTCGTCACATTGATGTGAATTAATTTCGTTTGCTATTATTACATGATTCTCGGCATTAAAAATTTCATATGTATTCTCTAATACTATATCTTCAAGTTTGATTATTTTTTTAACGGTATTATGGGAATCTAATGTATCTCCTACCTTTAAGTCAATTACTTTTATTTCTTTTTTATTAGAAAAAAATCTATGATCGTTGGTTGCTGTTACAAAACTGTTATCGTCAAAATAAATTTTGCGAGAATGCTTATTTGCATTTTCGTTAAATATTACTCCTTCAAAATCTTCCCACCCGTTGGGTGTTAGTATTTCGTATTCATCATTCGGTATATAGTTTTGATTCATAAAATCTTTCCATTAAATGGGCACCGGAGACAAATGTTTTATTTTTTATATCTAGATCAATTAGATTTAAGAAATAAAAGTATTCTTGTCTAGATTGCTTCTCGGTATATATTGAGATAGTCAGTAGCTTATTTAAAGAAATACTACTACAGCTATGTTTTGATAAATTATCCTTCCAAGGAATCATTTTTAAGTTATATTTACTTCCTATAAGTATCGGACTAACTTGATTCTTGTATCCGTTCATTATCGAAAACATATGATCAATATGATATGCACCTGGTGTTCCAGCTAATCCAGTTTTATAGCCTGTTGTTATTTCAGCTCTAAATTGTTCTGTAACATATAAAACCACAGATTTGTATCTGTAATATTCGTTACGAAAACTAGGCTCTAATATTAATCCCTTTTTTGCCTTTGTTGCGTTTCCTTTTATAATAGCTTTTGAGGCAAGTTGTGAATAACCATTTCGGCCGAACTCATCAATATTTTTCATATGTGTCTCGCGAGTCGTTTGGCCTTTTCTTTTATATCCAGAAACGCCGTTTTCGTCAGCTTCTGATAATACCTTTCTAGCCTTTTCTTGACTTAACTCGTACTTGGTTTTTCCTGTTATAGGATCTACTTGATGCAACCCTTTTTTAATATTCTGCTTTCTTGCTTCACTAACACCTCTGACACCTGGATACAAAGCGTCATATTCGTCTACAGTCATACTTAATACCCGTTCAATATACGACGTTTTAACCATCGAAACTCTCTCCTGCGAAACGGGACATACTATATAGTCAAAACCCTCTATTTTATCTGTTTGATAGAGATGTGCGTTACGTTTTTGATTGCGTTTTTTAAACTGTTCTATTTTTTTGTTCATACAATATTTATACAAATGCAAACTTGTCACACGATTATTTTAGCAGCACCAGTAAGTTTACTGTACAATTCTGCTAATGTTAATTCTTCTTCAACAAGTGTATTTTTATTTCTAACTTTAACCTTAGTAGTATCACCATCTAAACAATACAATAACGAAATACTCATACCACGTCCTGTGTTGCCTGTTGTTGTTTGGCTT